GAAAATCTCGTTCGCCCACTCGTAGATGGCGGAAAGAGATACGCTAAGGTTCGCGTAAATCGTATTTGCACCGTTGGTAATGAAGTCATCACTCGCCATCGTTGGGACGTTGTACCAGTAGTTGGACCCGACCAAATTGGCCAGTTGGACCTGTGCCTCCAAGGGGACCGCGCTTAGGATTCCTCCATTGGTGTTGACCAGAACAGCGTCCAGAACCGCGTTATAGGTAAACCCGACGTTGCCGGATGCCGATGAAAAATTTAAGGGAGTTCCTGTCAAACTACAGATCAGCTTCGCGCCGCCGGACTTCCCCGTGATCGTAAGGGTCTGATAGGCGACATTCCCGCCACTCGTGTAAACCGTTCCGGTCTTGGCGACGTTGGCCGTGAAGGTGGTTCCACTATCCACCGTCAATATAGTGGTGCGCTGAGTTGTGCACTCGGTCGCCCCGCCAATATTAAAAAGCGAGATGGTCATGCCGGGCGAGAGATCGGCAGTAGATGCGACCGTGATCTGACACTTGCCGCCGTTGTTGCCGACACCGGTGATCGCCATCGGCGTGATAGGTGAGGCCAGAGCCCCCGTGATCTGCTCGCCGTCCACCCATCCGCCAAGCGGCGTATCTGCTGCCGGAGCGGCCGTGGCCTGATTGGCCGAGACCGTGATCGTGCAAAACGATGTCGCGCCGCCACATCTCGTGCCCGGCGGGAAGCTGCTTGCCTGAGTGAACGAGAGAGCCGTCGGATTGCGACGATAGCTCCAGTTCACTTCATTCGTGCCGGGGTTATTGCCGACGAGGATGTTCCAGCCCATCGCCCGCAGGCTTTCCGGCCCCAGAGCCTTGAGCGTCGAAACTATCTCGGGCGTCCAATATACCCCGGCGTTGTAGGCAGCCAGATCGCTCTGTCGCACCATGTAGATGCGGCCCGTGGTATTTCCACCCCACAGGGAATAGGTTCCTCTGAATCGAAATGTTGGAATGCCAGTATCGTTCCAGTTGATTGTTACCGAACCAACCTGACCACAGGTGCCGGTCACGGTAAAATTGCCGGAGCCAGCGCCATTCAGGATCGTGACGCCGGACGAGACGTTGGACGCAGTGCCGGCTTTCAGAAACTCTATATCAATGCAGCCACGACCTGCATCCCAACTGAATACCCAGGGTCCAGTGGTGCTTAAAACTCCCGATGGGTTAAGCTGTCCGTCAATCAGGCCACTGAAATTCCTAACTGGGAAAAGACCGCCGTCGAGAGCGGCCGGTGTCGACCCATTGTAATTGATGCTTGCCGAGTGCCACAGGTTAATGAACGCTTGGCCGAAGTCACCCTGTCCGACATTTAATTGAGCTTTACCTGGAACTAGCGCACCGGAAGTTGCGACTAAACCATGCCGAGGGCCGGCCAACAAATGAGCGCTCGTCAACAAAAGAACAAGCGCGGCTACCGCTACTTTCTTTAGCATCAGAAATTGTATCCGTTGGCTGCGCTGTGTTGGTTGCTGTTCATCGCCGCGCTCTCGCCCGCTGACAACAGAGGGGGGATTCCAGTTTCGCACAATGAGCCATCCCATAAGTTGCCAAAGGTATCCTTGAGCAGCGCGATATTGGTAGTCAGGGCTGCTGTTCCGGAATTTAATCCGGTCGTCCCTGACCCATCTAAATAGATGCTACTCGATGCTCCATTCGCATTCATCTGTAAGGCGTGGAAACTTGTATTCGCCGCTACCGAATTAGTGGCATTTAATGAGGCGTAGAACCCCCAGTTCGTTCCGATGGTGCCAAAGCCAACCCCGCCACCCGATCCACCGCCGATGAATGATCTAGACGAGCCTGAGTTATACGCCACAACACCCGTAACGCTGTACGGCTGCGATGGTCCCGTGAATCCAGCAACTACTGAACCGCTGGATGCAGCGCCAACCGTAACACATGGCAGCCCACCGAGAGCGTTGACGACTAATGCAGGACGGTTGACGATTATCGCGATCGTATGATTGCAAGGGGCGCCGCTGCAGGCATTCGCTCCGCTTTGATCATAAAATATTTTGACCGTGCAGGTTACGACGGAGCAGTCAGACCCACCGATTAACGGGATCGTCACCTTGCCGTTGGTGCCTACGTTCACGTCGACGCACGCAGCGTCGCTGACATTGCAAATCTGACATGCCTTTCCCGCTGCTGCGGCATAAGCAGCGTTGTAGGCTCTCGCGCAAGAATAGAAGGCGTAGAACCCTGACTTTATATCGCCAGGGCCTTGATATCCGCCAGATGGCAGTCCTGGCCCCGGAAACTGCAGGCCGCCGGCGAGCTGTGCCTTCCCCACTATGGGAGAAAGCATCACCAAAATGCCAACTAGCATTCCAACGAATGAAATCCAGCGATTTTCCGGCCGCGACAAAAATTTATCTATCCGCCTGATCATCGCACCACCCGCCAATTCAGCGTGATCGCGCCGGGAGTAATGCTGGCACTGGTGTTGTTGCAGACCTTGAAGTTGACGTTGTTCGCGGTCGGATAGGCGATGATCGTGAGCATGCCTGTCGTCAGCGGGACATAGCCGGTAACGGCGGTGGGATCGCCGTTGAAGGACGCCAGCACCACGTCCGTGGTCGCCGTGTTGGTCGCCGTGGTCGTCACGACCGTGGCGCAGGTGGCGGAGGATATCGCGCTGGTGCCGAGCGCCGAGGTACCGCTGGCTATGGTGGATGTGACGCCGCCAGCCGATGAGAGTGTGTTGGCTAGCGCCGTGGCAACGTTGGTCCCTAGGGTGGGAGGAGCGCTGTAAGGTCCGGTCAAATCCAGCTTATAGTTCGTGCCATCCGAATTGATGCCGACGCACTTGGGGGCCCCAGCAGTTCCCGCCGCAAGGACGTAGGTGGCCGAGCCGCCGATGGTCGAAGTAGCTGGAGTAATCGTCTGAGTGCCAGCTCCGATGTTGCAGGCCTCGACATACCAGCCGCTGGCAAACCCCGTGGTGCCAGCCTGCGGGATGGTTGGAATCTGGTTCGAAGCATTGTTGAGATAAACGATCGTGCCGCAATCGCCGGTCACGAAGGCATAGTTGGAGCCAGTCTGTGTCGCAGAGGCCGCCGTTGACGAGATGGTGCCGGTAGACGTGATAGTGCCACCGGAGACACCGCAACTCGTCGCAATGCTGGTTACGCCAGCCGTACCGCTTCCACCACCCGGGAGCACGAGCTGCGCAGACGCGCCGGAGCACCCCGCCAGCAGCGCCAGCAGAGTCGCGAAGATATGTTTTTTCATGATTGGTCGGCCCTACTTATAGTCCGCCGAGATCGCGGCCGTGTTTGTGCCGGTGGTGTAGGTGTACGGAGTCGCCGCTGATGTCTCCAAGATGACAATCCCGGCGGAGTACTGGACGCCCATGTGGATGCGGCTAAGCGAGCATCCGCGCGCGGTGGTGTCGTGATAGCAGAAGTCAAGAACCAGGGAGCCGGTTAGCGCTCCCGTGCTCGGGGCTGCGGTGCCGTTATACGCGATGCAATAGCCGGCCGAGCCGCCCGTGATGGCCGAGCAATTGTACCCGTACAGATTGCCGGCGGACGCTTTGGCAACAAGCGAGGTGCCCAGCGCGGTCGTTGAGGCATGGGAAAGCGCATTGGCCGAGGATGAGGACGGGATGATGATCGAGGTGCCACCTCCGCCACCGCCGCTTGAGGTGCACGCAACGCCAGTATTATCGACGGTAAGAAAACCATATTGCCCAACCGTGAACGTGATGCCGACCGGCAACGTTCCGCAGCTCGTCACCACCAGCGCGTTCTTGGTCTGCGCCTGAGCGGGGGAAGCGATGAACCCAACCAGTCCAAGCAGAAGGAGGCCAAGCTTTTTCATTCGGCAAACCCCGATTGGATGATCTGCATTTGGGCAGAGCCGGTTCCTGAATTGATGGTGAGTCGCACCGCGGCAACCGGAGTGAGGATCGCCGCTTCAGCCGCCGTAGCAAGCGCTGTAAGGCCCGTCAGGGGCCACGCGGTCGGGAATGGGATGATAGGCCACCCCGGCGAAATGCTGTAGCCAGAGGTCGCCGCTGTTGGATTGGGATACGTTCCAGAGGGGTCTTCGTACGTATATTCGACCGTGTAATTCACAGTTCCGGAAACCGTGACGGCGATGCCGAGATTGTTGACCGTGTCGTCCCAGTTGACGATCTTCCATTCGGTCGATCCGACTCCGTTGGTCCCGACCGTGATGGCGCCCGTGGCAGCCGCGCTGATCGATATCCGGGTGACCTTGTAGAAGCTCTGGGTGGTGGCAACGGTACCTGCAGTGGTGCCGGCTACCGTCTCCTGCATGGTGCCGCCGCTGCGGCTATTGCCGTAGATGACGAAGGTATGCCCGGTCTCATTGGCGGCGAGGGTAAGAAGAACCTGGCGCCCGGTATCGAGCGTGGCCACCCCGCCAGATACGGTAGAGCCGTTGAGCGTTAGGTCTCCTGCCGCTCCCGGTGTCTGCGAGAGGCAGATGTTATTGGCGCTCGCCGCGGCCAATGTCTTGCTGTGATATTGCGGCTGGCCCATTGAATGCCTCAAAAATAAAGGCCCCAGAGGGCCTGTTAGTCGATCTTGATGCCCGGATATTTCTCGTGGACTTTGCGACGCACGCGCGCCTTAAGCTCGGGGTCGCCGTACTCGCTCACGCGGGCCAGAGCGTTCCTTGCGTGGCTTTCGTCATTCACCGGGTAGCTTCGATCAGGCCCCGCGAAGTCCCCCTTAGGCAGACTTGCGCGGTCCTTTGCGTCCAGCTTGCCCATGGCCCTACGGCTTGGCCGCTTCCGTGTTCTGGCCGGGACGAGCAGCGGAAGAGAATGGGGCCTTATCCGAACCCACCCGGCCGCCAGAGGCGCGACGCGGACGCTTGTCCATCCGCTTCTTGGCCTTCTCTCCCATCGGCTTCTCGACCTCCTTGGAGACCGAGCCGCCGCGCTTCTTTTCCATGGCCTCCTTGACCACGTTGGGCTTCCCCGAGCCCGAATAGTCGTCCATCTTGCCTTTCGGCTTCATTCCGTGGCGTGCGCGAGACATGAAGTTGTTCCTTCGCTGATTACTGGCTGGTTGACGGGCGCTCGGTCGAGCACAGGATGTAATCCACAGTGGTCGTGATCGCCGCCGCCGTGCCGTTGGATTCCGCGATCGTCAGGTTGAGCGCCGAACTCGGCAGGTTCGTCACCGGCAGCGACGCGACCCGGTTGCCGTTGATGTAGATCTGAACCAGCGAGCCGTTGTAGTGCCAGCCGATGGTGATGAACGTGTCGTCTACCATCGTGGCTGCGGTAACAGTCGATGTGGTGGACGAACCCGTAACCTTGGCCGTCAGCGTCGTGGAAGCCGCAGCCTTGGAGAAATAAACCCCGTTGGTGACCGTCAGCGGCGTGGTCGTGGTCTGGATCAGGCCGACGATGAGCGCCGCATTGGTCGCGCTCGAGGTTTTCAGCCTGCACTTGAACCAGGCTTCCTTGCCGGCCGTAATGGCGAACGTCGCCACCTTGAGCTGGAGGGAGTTGAGGTCCGCATTGGAGGCGCTGTTCAGCAGCGAAAGCCAGCCGCCGTCGCCGGCAACGATGGCGTTCGTCACCGACCCGGTAGCCGTATTGGTCCAGTCGCCCGACGTATAGACGTCGAAGTCGTTGAAATAAGTGTGGTTGATCGTCGGGTCCGGCGCCGAGAACGTCTGCAGTACCGACCCAACGGGCGCGTTGGACACGCCGTTGGGGTAGAGCGTCGTGGAGTAGCCGTTGCTCATCGTCAGCCTCCCTTACGAGGTTGGGTTGCTGCCGTACAAAGCGCGGGGCTCATTGTAGTTGTACGAGTTGCGCTGGTAGCCTTTTACTAGCAAATTATCGGTACTAAATTCCACGCTCATATCGGTCTCGTAGGCCACGCGGTTCATGTAGACCAGACCGTCCTGATTGGTCTGGAGGAACCACGCGAACTGCGAAGTGAGATAGTTCCAGACCAGATAGCCGTCCGGCACGCCGCCCTGAGTGGACAGGATAGCGTTCGCGTCGTTGTTGCCGGTGCCGGGGCGCAGCTCGGTCTTGAGCAGGCGGATGGCGGTCGGCTCCAACTGCGGCGGAATGATAAGCCGGCGAGGCTTCGCATTCATGCGCTGGTTGGCGTTGTCGCGGAAGTTGGCGTTGATCGCGACCTGGGCATTCAGCAGCGACGTTTCGTTCAGTGACGCCGCAGGAGATGCCAGATTCGAGAACGTGCCGCCGTCGACTGGATGGTCGGTCGCCAGCAGCGCCTTGCCGTCGCCGCCGTTGGCCGCGGTATAGGTCGTGGAGCTGTTGAACACATCGGCCGCGAAGGCTTCGTTGGTGCGGTCGAAGGCTTCGTTCAGACCCATAACAGCAGGACCAAACTCGGTCTTGTACAGGTTGTCGTCGATGGCCTTGCGCGTGATGGCGAACAGAACCGCCAGCTCGTTATGGGTCTGGTTGTAGGTATAGCGCTGGCCGGAAGCGTTGTCGGCCTGCGACGGCGCGCCTTCCTGCTTCAGGTAGGCCTGCGCGATGTAGCGCATGCTGGTCGACTGTTCGAGCGCCATATTGGACTTGCGCTCTTTGAAGATTTGCTTGCGGACCGCCGGCAGTTGATCGTACTTGCCGGTCACAGCCCAGAGGCCTGGCAAGAGCAGATTGCGGATGCTTGAGAGTGCTACGGGCATTGTTCAATCCCCTCTTAAACGATGCCAACCAAGGACTTGCGGTCCCAGTTGTTGGGTTGAACGATGACGCGGTTGTAGGCGGACGTGTTGTCGGTGCCGTCAGTGCCCGGAGGTGCAGACTGCGAATACAAGCCGATGATGCGGAACGGCAGCGTGTCGGTCGTAGAGATCAGCGACTGAGCCAGCGCCATGGTGGACATCTGGGTCGTAGCGTTCGGCGTGCCGGTGACGAAATTGGTGTTGGCCCCGATATCGGCAAAAGCAATCGCCGTATTGTCGGACTGAACCAGGAAGGTTGCCTGCGGGTCGGTGCAGATCAGCGCCGAGATGTCGGACGAGGCACCCGAACCAGCGTAGTAGTTCGACGTCGCTACCCGGCCGAGAGCGGTCGAGAGATACGAGCAGCCGTAGAAGACGCCGAAGATCGAGGTGGTGCCGACCGTGGCCTTGGTGACGTAGCCGCCAGCGGTTCTGGAAACGAGATCGCCATAACCGAGCGCGCTGGTATCTCCGCTGGAGATCAGCGCCGGGGTCAAGCCTTCGGTGGGAGAGCCACCTTCAAGGCGTCCAAAATACTGGAAGCCGTTCGGTGCATTAACATTGCTCATCGCAACGGGTGTCCTTTTGCCAACCCGTCACCGCGAACCTCGCGAGAAGGGCGAAAAGGACAACAGCGCGTTGCCCGCAAGAATCTCTGGCTCAGATAGCTACTACGGGTTTTTCAAGTTGTGGCTTTTTCGGTCGGCCCTTGACTGTCCGCGGAGGAACCCCGCGGCGGCGCGCCAGCATTCCCGGATAGGATAGACAGACGCCGAACTCCGCGCGGATGGCGTCGGCTTTCTCGCCGTCCGCCATGGCTTGGACAATGGCGTCGCGCTCCCAGTCCAGAAGGCGGCGCATCAGTCGGTGGGTATGTCCATGGGAGGCTTTATGGTGCGGCTGAACACGTTCTTGGGCAGCGCGGTCGGGTGATCGGCTTCGAAGCCGGCCGATAGTCCGGGAATATGGCCGCCCTTAATCATGTTCTGCTGGGCGATGATCGCCGCGTCTCTGACGTTGCGGTCTTCCCTCACAGCTTCCTCGCTCAATT